TTAACTAGTGATTCGCAAGCGATTGCGATGATCTCCGCGATCGGCGTTGTGTCAATGCTTATAGGGTCCGAGGACCGTACGTAGATGTGTGGTAGCGCGCTGGTGTCCGGGGACAACTTTGGATTGCACCAGCAATTAAACGCTGCGAGTGACCGACTGACGGCCACCCCTGGAAGTTGTGCCTAACCGACACGAGGACGTTCCTCTCCGGCACCGGATCAGAACTAGTTCAAAAAGTCAACCCAAGCCATCAGACTGACTAATCTTATGCGCCACGTAAAGTTGCCACAAGAGCAACCCGTAAAGCAACGCACCCTCGAGGTCCGTAACCATGAACCTTCCGCCTCCCCTATTTGTGTTCTTTATTTATACAACACAAACTCGGGTTCATAACACTAGGACGGCTGGTTCTGGGGGTGGATATGCTTGTGCCTGCTGACACGGATCCACAATAGCAGCGGTTACTGCCCCCCCTTAGCCTTCACCTTCGTCACACGTCAAGTGACCGCGAATTGGCTCGGGACCCACCCCCTTTCCAGAAGGTATGGGTCGCGGAAGGTAATTCGGGAGCGAGGTGTGTTCCTCCCTATTTTACACTGGCTGGGTTGTGCATGCTGGTGATTCCCTTGCCCAAGGGGCCCAATCACCGTGCCAAAATGGCTACACGCAGCCCATACGCCCCCACAGTCGCCGCTCGGCGAGCCAAAATGGCTTCTAAAACTGTGGGAACACCCGTAGACGTTTGCTGGAGTTCAATGCGGGTCAGCGGCTCCTACTCATGACACGAGAAATCGTCAATGTCATGCCCCGTAAATCAAGATTCAGGACTTCCACAAGAACAGTCATCAAGTGGGAAGCCCGGGTGAAACGCGCACAAGGGTGTGCGCTGTCCGGTCATGCAGGGTGGGGTACCATCTACAGCATCATGCCCGCGGGCACAATGCGTCTGTAGACCTCATCAGGAGTGGAACAGTCAACAGCGCTAAGCATGTTGACGAACTCAAACCACTCTGAATTGGTCTTTACCCACCCGTGTCGCACTGCGAGGTCGGCCTCGCGACTGAGGCCTCCCGTGGCGATTGAGTTTGATACCTGGCGGAAAACATTGTCACAGAAAGAGCCGTACCTTGTATCGAGCAACTTTTCTGGGTCGTCATCCTTCCACCATTCTGGCAACAACTCTGTAAGGTCGGCCACGCCGAGCCTATACATGTCGTCACGGGAAAACATTTCGTCGGCAATTGGTAATCCATCGTTTGTGAAGCACCCTCCGCTCGTGCCACTGGCGAGCCTGGTCAGCCAGTGGGCGATGCTTGGTACTCGTTCGGCAATGGAGCCAGCACGTGCCATCAAAGCGGGTCCTACCACTCTGGCAAATTGTACTGAGTCTCCGTCTTTTGCCGCTTGCACGGCGTCCTTGGCCGTGGTGTAAAAGGCGTTTGCGAGCATTCGTGGCACGTCTGGCATGGCTGTCGCTTCATCCAAGCCATGCTCGGTGACAATCATCTTCCAGCCACAGAATTCTGCAACATCGCCTTTCTTCCTCTGGAACAGCTTGGGTCGGTGCCCGAGTTTGGTCCAGCGCGCTCCCAGAACCTCAAGCTCGGCCGGGGTGAACTTGTGACCCGTAAGCCACAATAATGAATCGTCCCCCTCAAGCCAAATCTTGAAGCGTCTGCGTGTTCCGAAGATATCAATGCACACCTTCCCATTGGCATGCACAATTGAAACACCAGTACGTCCGCAGAGCACCCAGGCCCAGCAGATAATATTGATGAGCCAATTTAAGATACTCGTACCACGATCTCCGCTCCTGCGGATAGAGTCAATGCAAGCTGTAGTGCGTCGTTTGCACATCACCTTAGCAAGTTCATCTTGAGTGTACCTGCTGCCTGTGGTGTATGCGCAGACGTCAACTTTGTTGGTGTTCATCTGTAGCTTGTATGTCTTCTTCGAATCCGCTTTGCGCCTTGCCTCCTGGAACCAGTTGTATGGTGTAAAGAACTTGTACAACTTGTCGTACAACACGTCCAGAACGCGATTCTCCGTTAGTGCGCGAAGAATCTGTTTGCAGCATGTATCCCATGCACTGCCATCGTTTTCCATCATGAAAGCCTCAAAAGCTTCGGTGCTGCCAGCGCCAAGCGGCAGCCCAGGTTCTAGATTCATTCCATGATTCTTTAGCTCGAAAGCCTGGCGACAAATCTCGGCCATCCTGGATGCCTTAGGTTTGCCTTTGATGGTGCGGTGCTTGTAGTACCTGCAAATGTAGCGCTCCAAAACCCCAATGGTTAGAGCTGACATGACAGCCCCAGCGTCGCCATCCGCAATCAGCATCCTTGGTGGTTTGCCAATGCCCATAGGCTCTAGCTTGATTGCTGCGGAAAAGCTGAAATCTGGGTTTAATTGCCACATCAACACGTTGAGCTGCATCTCAGCACGTGTGATCGACCATTTCTTACTCTTCAGGTCCCCAAACAGCAGCCACGAAGCGATCCGGTCGATGGCATCAGATTCACGTATCTCGTCACAAAAATGATCAGTCACGGCCGTGAGTTCCTCCCGGTCCTGGTCAGTCATGTCAAATTCAACGTGTTTCTGTGTGATGCGTTCGTCAATCGCTTGTTCGATGCGCTTGGGTGTGCTCTCGTAAAACACACGGTCCTTGGTAGTTGGTCCAAACTTCGCTGCAAGGGCATCGCGCATGCTTGGCGTGCCCTTGTCTGCGTCCTCGTCGCATATTAATGTCACGTGTGGGACTTCCGTTTCCATCCCGCTCGGGCCGAAGATCTGCGCGTCAGCAGTTGGTGATTCAAGTTTTACGGCAACTTGTTTCTTCGGCTTGCGTAGCGTGATGTACTTGTTAGAACGTAACACTGCGGTGCGACCTGCACAGAAGCACCAACCATTGTTGAAGGTGCTCTTGTCAGCCTCGTTGCTGGCAAGTAGTGCGGTCACAAATGGCCAAATTTGAAAAATAGCCTCTTTGTATAGGGTGTCGTCGCCAATGTCGGCACCCACGATAGAATTGCCTCTCATGTTTGCTAGTTGGATGTTACCGTTTTGCACACGTTCGGGTGCGTCTGCAACTGCGCCGACCATGGTAGATGTTATAGCTTCAGCATGCTGCTTAGCCGTCAAACATACATCATAGACAACGCTCATGTCGTGACCGAACCATTCGAAGCACGTGCTGGCCACCCTCTCGGTAAGGGGTGGAGCGCATGCCGCACAACGGCCGACCACAATCTGTAACAACCAATAGCCCTCGTCGTCACCTGCTCGTTCATCCTTCAAGAACTGTCGTGGCTTCAACACATCAAGTAGTTGACCATGACATCCGAAACAAATCCCCTTCTGTTTCCCAGCAGATGGGCGCGCTGTAGGTGCTGCCATTGCACCGCCGAAATATACAAGCGCGTCGCTGTAGCCAAACACCCGAAGGTGCACGTCCGAGACTCTGGACGATTTGGTCCGTAAATATTAACTCCAGTTGACCGGGGACAACTTGAGCC